CTTATAAAGTTATAAACTGTATATAATTGACCATTATCAATTCCAAAATCTACAAGATCATTTATAGGGGATAATTCTACAGTTGTAGTATCATTTTCATCATTACTACTTGGGTTTTGTGCTAAACCATAGTTAGTAAAATTATATTCTCCCCCAACAAGATTTTTATTGAAATCATAAACCCAATATTCAACCTTATCCTCAAATGGAACAAAAGCTGCAGTTATATTTTCATTAGGAATGATAGCTTGGTCGGCTAATTCAAATCCTTCAGAAAATAAGGTAGTTGGATTTATTGGTATTAAAGATGCTGAAACGTTTGTTGCCATCTATTTTTAGTTATAAATATTTGTCTAGCAGACTTTTTGTATAAAACTGGTTAATTATTTATTTTATTTAAAGAATTTGAGGGTATATTATTGTCTATCTCTTCTACCTCTAAACCCCTCAAATTGTCTTGGTTGACTATTATTTACTTCCTCAACAGCCTCTAAAACACTAACTTCAGTACTTAATTCACTGTTATCTGTAATTAATTCAATATTTTCTTTTCTTAATTCTAGATTCTCTTCCCTTATATCTGAAATTTCTTGTAATAATGCTTGAATTTCTTCATTAACTTGTTGAGAACCTACATAATCACCACTTTCTTTAACTAAAAAGGTATGAGAGTTTATAGCTCCTTCCTTTGGAATTTCAAAAAATAGCTTGTTATATAAGATAAAAAAATCATCTACGGTAGCCAAATTAAGATCAAAGAAACCTAAATCTGGTTCTTGAACTCCTAATTCTGAAAATGTAGTATCAACAGTATCGTTGAATTTTTGTTTATTAAAAACCTGTCTATTTAAATTTACATTTTCCATTACCCATTAATTACTTTAAACATTAAATCTTCATCCCATACTTTAGTTACACCACCTATTATAGATTTAATTAATACTGTATATTGTCTTTCAGGCTCTAAACCATTCATATACACATCAAAATAACTGGAAACTGAATCAGCGCTAATACGAGTGTATGTAGCATCAAAATCAACTACAAATTCATTTGTTGAGCTATCTTTTATAGCATAGGAAGAACTAACTTCAGGTAAAAAATAATTTTCTGTATAATATGAAGCCGTAGTAAATACTCTATCAGGGTATTTTGGTATAGCAGCTAATCTAAATCTAGTAATACTTTGAGGATAATATTCTCCAGCATTATTATAAATTGACATAAATGATTCAAAATTATTTAAAATAGTATTTGTTGATGAACCTGTATCAAAACTATAATCATCAAATTTTATTTCAAGAAATGGTGGGTATATAGTATTTGTATCAATTGAGAAATTTTTAAATATAGGTTGTGTACTTAAACTTGTTGAATCTTCAACACTACTTGTTAACTTTACTAAAAATCCATCATTAGGTACAGATGATGCACTATACCATGTATGAATAGTATCTGTGACCAAAACATTTACATCTATTGGATTTGAATAAGCAAAAGATTGTGAATAAACTGGAGATACATAAAAATCACCACCTGCAGATGTCCAATTCCCTGATCCTGATGTAGTTCTGAAATTCCAACTACAACCATTTTCTACTATTGGTAAATCTGAATATCTGCCAGTTCCCATATTCCAACTACCTGAAACAGTGCGAATAAATAAATTTGTATCAGTATTTAAACCTGAAACAGTTGCAGAATAATTTTTTAAGTAAGCATCCCATGATCCTGTAACAGTATTGTTAAGAACATTTTGTATTTCTGTAGTTGAGAATTGGATTAAATATCTACTATTATATCTATCTCCTAAAGTGTAAAATGATGAAGCCTCCAAAATCTGATCTAAACCAGTATTCATGCTAGGAAATCTCTCATACAATGTAGCATCTTTTTCAGGGAATATTTTATATACTGCCATATCTTTTTATTATAATGGTACTACTCTACCTTTAATATCTTCGTTTAAATTTTTAACTTCAAAAATCATTGGATCTAATGAAGGGTAAACAACATCGTTTACTGTTGCTCCTTCAACATCATATCCATAAGCACTATAACCTAAAGCTTCACCTGCTATATTTGTAATTTTAACTCTTTTAACGGTTTGAACACCTTCTACTTTATCTAAAAGAATAAACAAATCTTTTAATATGATAGGTTGATTAATTTGCCATTGATCAATATCAAAATATGTAGATAATGCTGTTATACATTTAGTTAATGTTTCATTATTATTATAATTAGGTAAAACTATTATATCAAATTCTACACCAATATTAATTACAAAAGCATCTTTAATTTTAACAGAATCATTAATCATTCTATATTCTGATAGATATGTTTTTAAATTTTTCTTTAATGTTGATGATGCCGTTCTTAATTTTTTATTTATATCATAAGATAAAATATATAAATCCAATACTGTTGGTAATTCGCCTGGTTGGTATTCTCCAATTTTAGCTGGTCTAGCATATGCTTGAGCTATTACTCCTAAATTAGCAGGCATTGATAATGCTCTAATTATATAATCTTCTTGAGTTACAGATCGCAGTTGGTTTTGGAAATTACCTGTTGCATTTCTCCTAATTTCTTCTATAGTATCACCATCTTGACCACCATCTGCAGCCAATACATTATTTGAAGCTATAGAAGCGAAAATAGTATTTGCTAGTGAAGAATCGGATAGATTTGTGTTTAAAAACACAATATTAGTATCATCAATTGCTGTTAACGAACCAGCCTCAACATTTGCACCAACTCCCCCACCCGTTAAATATCTAACCGTTAAAGTGGTGTTAGATGGGGCAATACCATAAGTATTTGTAAATACAAAATTCAATGGAGAAAAAGCTGTTGTTAATTTTGTTTTTTCAAATGGTAGACCTAAACCTACATTATCTGGATTTGGGACAATTTCTTCATCATTATCTCCAAAACTACCAGCTCCGAATTGTATTTCTAATGTATTTTCATTTTTAAATCTAGTAACAAATCTTCTTTGTACTTGTTTTAATTGAAGTAAATATGGAGCATCACTATTATCTACATAGTTTGGATCATTTACATTTGTATTTCTGATTGAATCAAATACATTTTCTTGAGCCAAATTAGGAACTTCATACCATGTATTATCATCACTGTCTTTTACATCTAAAATACCTATAAGATTTGAAACATTTAAAGTACGAGTATCAAATCTTTGAGGTGCCGTAAAAGTAAATGTTGTTGTATTAACAGTAGCTGAAATTGCTTTTCGTGTTTTTTTCAACAAATAAAATGTTGGTTGGGTTCCTGATAACTGGTAAACTGAAACTTCAGTTGGATCCATTGAAGATGAAACAGAAAAATCAACTACATCTTCAATTAAAAATTTAATATTGCTATTAGCATTAGAGCTAACCTGAGTATTTTCAGGTATTTTTAATGAATAATCATAATCAGGAACAGTAACACCATCCACTACTTTTGCAGGTACTTGTTGATAAAAATCTATATTAACAGATGCTGCTGTAGTCACTTTAGGGACATAACCTAACATATAAGACAAATTGAATAAATTTTCAGTTTGACGTGCAGTTTGGATGAATGTTTCTTGAATTTGATTGTCTAAGTAAAATGATAAAACATCACCTACATAAGAAGACATTTCAATAAACAACATACCTGTGGACGTTTCCGTAAAGTCATTGTATGTGTTAGGAAAATATGTTTTTGAATAGTCAATGAGGGCACTTCTAAAATCATTAAAATCCCTATTGATATAACGTATGTCTCTTTTTAAATCCGCCATTATTGTAATAATATGTTAACACTTTCTTCTATACCAAATAAAACAACTTGGTATGTTAATGTAAAATTAATTGTATTAGAATCAGGAATATTGTCAAATATTACCTGTTTCACTTGTACTTCAGGAAAAAAAGAATTAATATCGTTTTGTATTCTTTCTCTTAAATCTTCTGTTGTTGTATCTAAAATATTTTCAAATAATAAATTTCTCAAATTAGCCCCAAAATTAGGATTAAATACTCTTTCACCTCTATTAGTTAATAAATAATTAACTAGATTAGCTTTGATTTGGTCCCTAGTTTGGAATGTAGGCACAAATACAGCATCTCCATTTAATGT